CCATTTGTTATAGTAATTATTCCAACAACACCATCTCCAATAGTTGTTGTAGCAGATGCTCCAACTCCGTCTCCAAAAAATAGTACTTTAGGAGCAACCGTATACCCTGCACCGGGATTAATAACTTCTACTGATTGAACTGATCTTGCTACAGGATTTACATTTTCCGCACAGACAACAATACCACCAATCATTGTTGCTGAACCAATACCAGTTACTCCTCCAGAAGGTGCTGAAGATATTGCAACTCGTGGTGCATGTGTATATCCACCACCTCTGTTTGTAACAGTAAAGAACCTTATACCACCATTTACGATTGTAGTAATAGCAGTTGCGGTTACACCAGCGCCTATCATATTCAGTTTTTGTACTATACCAAGAGAAATTGTTGAGATACCGCTTCCAGAACTTCCAGAAAGAACATCATCAATGAAGTCAACTCCAGTATCAATAACTTCATCTTCATATCTAAACAGTTCACATTTTAAAGTGTAAACATAATTCTTTTGAAGTTGGTAGAAAGGTTGTTCATGTTCAACAAATTTAATCTCAAACAATCTATCACCTAATGGAAAATAAATTATGTCCCCTTCTTTAGGTCTTGAAGATAATTTAATGTTTGATTGGTCTTTAATCAGTGGTGTTATATACTCTTCAAATCTTTCTTTTGAAATTATGATTGTCAACTCATTAAGTGCTTGAATACCAAATTTTGATAATATTGTAGTGTTATCCCCATATCCATCAAAGTTTTCAACATATGCTTCAATTGGATATGATTGATCAAATGAGGATTCAATCACCTCTCTCATTATTGTTTTTTCTGTTATATATTTTCGTGGAAGATAATAAACTTCAACTCCATACATTCGCAGTTGTTCATTTATAAGATCTTGAATTAGACCTTGTTCTGATTTAGATCCTTGAAGAAAAAATGGGTTAAGCATAATTAACCAATCATATCGTATGGAGGAAGTTCATACGTATTCGACATTTTTTCCATAAGCATATCTAATTCTTTCTGTGCATCATCATACATTTGCCTCCCATTCAATTCAACTCCACCAGGAAGTTTAACTCCAGTAAACTTCATCATATTTTGTCCCCACTGACGTTTAATAAGTGAAGTTAAGTATGGTTTAATAAAGGAATCATTATAAACTCTAGCATAGTCATTCGGATCTAATGTTGAATAACAATCGATAACGAAATACTCATCTACATTGACATTTCCCCAATCAATATCCAAATACAATCTGTCTTGTCTTTTATTAAACCGAATTTGTTTTTGTGTATTTAAAAGAAAATCCAAATCTTCCAAATATGTTTTAACCATTGCAAAGCTTAAAAGTTCTGTGGCCCCTAAAAAATAAATGTCATTTAAAAATAATTGATATTTGAGACTAAACATACCTCGTGAAGTATTAGCTCCATCAAATGTAAAAATTTTATTTACACCAATAACATTGGGAGGAAGTTGAATGTAATTACTATTTTCTGTATATGAAAAAGTTGTTGCTGTTCCAACAATATTTGCTGTTGCAGTAGTGGTTGCAATTCCAACAACATTACTAGATCCTACTACTGCTGTGCCACGAGAAATGTCTGCTGCTGTTACTTTATATTTAAAAAAGGCGGGATAAACCCCATCGTAGTGCCTTTCCTGAAAGAATTGAATCGCATCATCAACCAAGTCATCAATCTGCTCGTCAGCAACATTAATTTCAAGCACAGGCGCACCCAGTTTTCTTTTGCAATAATCTATAAGTTCTTGTCTAGTTGATGGTTGCGCCATTTATTATTTTCCTTTAGAAATATTTATGATTTAAGTGTTGGAAATTGACAAAGAACTTCTTGCTGCTTAAGATATAGTTTAAAATAACATTTTGCAAGATTTCTAAGATCTTCAATATTGTTGATAGTATCTATTTGGTTGCTAAATTTTACATATTCAAAATTTTTGGTCAAGTTTTCAAGTGTTACTTCATCAGGATCCATTAACTAACCTCCTAAGTAAAAATTTAATTTCATCCAAATCTTCTTTCATATTAGCAACATCAGATTCCAAGTTTTGTACTTTTTGATTATCTTTTAATTTAGAATCTCTTTTAGAAATATATTCATTATACTCTGACATGTTGGTATTAAGAATTGAATTTGTTTTGGGATCTCGAATTAAGTGATCGTGACCCTTTACTTTAATGTAACTCATATCAAGCAAGTGCAATTACTCGTAGATTTCTTACTCTAGGTACATAAACTTGATTAGTTGATGTCATAACAAGTTTAATTCTATATGATCTAAATTGTGATAATTGATCTGCTGTAAATGTATATTCCCTATATTCAAGTTCTGGAGAAATAAATCCAACAGAATTTGATGGAGAAATAAATTTATCTGAAAGTCCATCACTATTCTCAAAATCAATAATTTCACCTCTTTGGTCCAAATTATTATATCCAGGGAATGGTGTGAATATAGGATCAAAGTTTTGATTTTCACTAATGGTATAAAATGCGCGAATATCTGAATAGAGATTTATGTGTGCATCCAATATGATTTTAATAGAAGA